GGGATAATGGAAAAATTTTGCATTTACCCCCCACAAAAAATTGTACGGCACACCGCCACACTCTCGCCCACTCTAGTCAGCACCGAATCACACGGCAGAGCGGCACCGCACCGCACCGCTGGCCGAACCGACACGGATTAGAGCAGAGCGGATAAAACTTTGTGCAGATTGCACAAAAAGACTGCTTATATTTTGTGCAAAATACCGTTGAACTAATTACAATAATTTGATAGAATAAGTATATCAAATAAAGAAAGGCACACTTAGAACGGTGTGAGTGGTGAATGGTTATGAAAGTTGAAATAAGAGTTTATGGAAAAGAAAAATATTACTCAAAAAGATGTAGTCATAAGGTCACAAAAAACATTTGTAGTATAAAAGCCGTATTTAGCAATAAAGAGGATAAAGAGTTAGAAAAAACACTTGGTAAACATGATATTGACGGTCACGGGCAATATTATAAAATTATTGATATGGACGGTGATGAATCTTATTATTGTGCTAGTCACACAAGAATAATGCGTTATGGCGAGGAGTTGTTATTAACAGAATATGATATATTGTTTTCAGACGATTATTATAAACATCACACGGCAACGACAAAAGGTTATCTGCGTTCAAGTGATGTCGGAATGGTTGAAAAATATAGTGGACGCTTTGGAAATGGTTACATTATTCATCGTCAAATGAATTCAAGTAAATATCATTTGATTGAATATTATATCAAGAAAGGAGAATAAGCATGAACGAAAATTATCGAATAGGGAAAGGCAATTTACATATTGCCTTTCCGAACAAAACAATACTTGACACGTATGTAATGTGCGTCGGGTGTAATAACTGCAATTATAATACAGTGAATAATACACTATGCCTGTATGCAGATAAAAAAGAAAGCCTATTAAAAGCAATATTGGATTTCAAAATTTACACAATTTTTGTTATGAATATTTTGAAATCAATAAAAAGTAATGCAGTTTCATGTATGGAAAAATTGTATACAATTTTGTCAGAAGTGCAGAACGAATTAGAAAGGGGTTTATAATATGATAAAAGTTTATTTTGATGATGGTAATAAGAAAAAAGTAAATGCTGATACATTCATTGCATGGCTGAATTATTGTAATTTAGAAATTGATGGAAACGACATTTATTACCAAGGTTTACACATTGCAAAATATGTAAATTTGTTAGATAACAATTTTGGTGTGGTAGATTGTATCTTATGTATTGTTTTAGTAACCCTAATTATTTTAGTACTTGTGAAAGGCGGTGTGATATTATGAGGGAAGATTTTGACTTTTGTGTATTAAACACAATCAGAGAAACGGAAAAGGTTATAATTGTTGAAAAAAAACAAGTGTTGAAACTTGGCAATATTGCAATATCAGCAGTGAATGAATGCTTGTTTGAAATTTACGATTTTCGTACAGGCTTAAAAGTTGCAACTTTATCCGTTCATAAAAATTTTAGTGGGGTTGATTCCTTTATTGAATTTTTTGAAAATTTTGAGATATTCACAAAAGACATTGTAAATGAGAGAGATTTTTTATTAAAAAAATTCGTAGGGATAAAAATGCAACATCTTCCGTGTGGTTCTTTTGTGCATTTTCAAATAGAAGAATTTGAACAATTCCTACTTGAAAACCAACCATAATTTACAGTTTATTTACATTTTGTTATTCACAAGGACACAATTACAACTTATAATAGTCCTTGTAAATATAAAAAAACAATGTTTCACGTGAAACATAGAAAGGAGAGATAATATGGAGAAGTTTATTACACGCAACCTTGCAATAACGGAAGTCTCATACAAAGACGCTATCTTTGTAAATGGAGAAATGACTTTGTCAGAACTGCGACATGAAAGTATTATTGGTACTCGCCATAGTAACGACAAAATAAAAAAAATTCTTATTGCTAAAGGCGTAGCAAATGAGCCTGTATTGCAAGAAGTAAAAAAGACAACTTGCAAGTATTCTATGCCACTCAATGACTTTATTGAACAGGCACATGCAGAAATTATCGAACAGTAAAGAAAGGTTAAAAAGGTGATTAAAATGAGTAAAAATGAATTAGTTAGTATGAAAAGCGAGAATGATGTTTTTTGTAGCATGCAATGTCAGACACAGGAAGAAAAAGTGCAATTGTTTAATGCTATCAACAACGCAGACGCAAGCCTTGATGATATGGTTGGTAAGCAGATTACCGTTGTAAACGTATATGCAGAACGCTATACGGCAGAAGATGAGGAAGAAAACAAGGACGGCTTTGAGCCAGTTGAAAAAGAAAAAATCATGATTACGCTCATCTGCAAGGATGGCAAGACATACGCTACAAATTCAAAAGGCGTCTACAACTCAATCAAACGGGCTTTTGCATTGTTTGGAGTGCCAACATGGAAAGACGGTGTTACTTTTGAGGTTTGCAAAGTGAAAACAAAGGGTGGTTATAAAGCCACGATTTTAAGAGCAGTATAAAAAAGATAATAAGTTTAATTTGAACATAAACTCTCTTCCTTTAGGGTGGTTAGCAAATAGTCGCTATCCGCCCTAAAAAAAAATGAAAGGGGAGATATAACATGTACGAGCCAAGCGAAAAAACACTTGAAAATATTAGTGATTTAGTTAAAACTTTTAATCGCAGAATTGGACAAGCAAAAAGAAAAACACCTATCCAGTATCAGCAGTATCTGCCACAGAAAATGACGGTTGCAAAATTTCTAGAAACAGTTGGAAGTTATAAAGACGTACAAGCACAGGCACGAGCGTTGATGGCAAGAGATATAATTCCCGAGTTTGGAAAAGTTGGGGCAAAACCGACAAAACTACAAACGGCACGATATGAAAGTGTGAAAGACTTAGAAAACAAACGAATAAAAGCAATAAAAGAGGTAGAAAGATACGATGAGGGAAAGCCGACTGGAATTCCCCGAGTAAAAAAAAGAAGTAAAATATTTGAGATTAGAAAAGGTGCAGAGGAATTTACACCTATTGAATTAGAAGTTAGAATTCGACAACTAGAGAGGAGACAAACAAAAGAATATGCGGAAGAAGTAGAAAAAAGATTCACGGAAAATTATTATACAGCAATTCACAATACATTACCACTTTTTGAAAAGGATATAAAAGAATTAGTTGACACAGTACCTTTTGAAATGTTCCGTCAATGGATTGAACAGGAAGATAAGTTAGTTATCGAATATGTATACGACAAAAGCGGAGAGGAAGAAGTTGGAAAAAATTATTTAGAAAATTTACGCCGTAGAATAGCATATGAAAAAGAAAAAGGCAACTTGTAACCAACGAATTATCGTTTGTGATTTTGAAACAACCACGGATGAAGATGATTGTCGTGTTTGGGCAGTTGGTTGTTATGATATAGCGAGTGACGAATTTTGGTATTATAATAACATTGACGATTTTATGAGAATGTGCGCAACCATATATTATAATGACAAAATGTACTTCCACAATGAGAAATTTGACGGCGATTTTATCATGAATTGGTTATTTAGACACGGCTATTCGTGGGTTGATGATAGAAAAAAATTAGATTCAAAAACCTTTACAACAACCATATCAGACAAAGGTCAATTTTATTGTATGGAAATCTGTTTTTATAAAGATAATGCATACACAAACAAGGTTACCATATATGATAGCCTAAAAATTCTGCCGATGAGTGTCCATGATATGGCGAAAGCGTTCGGGCTTGAAGAAAAGAAAGGAGAAATCAACTACAAAGACTATCGAGAAGTAGGGCATAAATTGACAGAAGAAGAAGTCGAATATTTGAAAAATGACGTTGTGATAGTCGGAAAAAGTCTTGTAAAGATGTTTGAGCAAGGACTTAAAAAAATGACAATAGGTGGGAATGCGATAAATGATTATAAAAAAAGAATCGGAAAAGACAATTTTTCGGAGTGGTTTCCGTTGTTGGATGAGGAGACGGATTATTTTTGCAGACAGTCATACAAGGGCGGTTTTGTGTGGGCGAATCCACTACATAAAAATAAAATGATAGGCGAGGGTGATGTTTATGACGTAAATTCGTTATTTCCATCACGTATGCACTCGTCAAGTGGTTGTCGTTTCCCTTATGGTGTTCCGCAATTTTTCAAGGGAAAGTATAAACCACATAAATTATATGACCTTTATATACAACGTGTTGTGATTCAATTTGAATTAAAACCGAATCACGTTCCATGTATTCAAATTAAAAAGAATTTTCTTTTTTCGCCAACAGAATATTTGACAAGTAGCAATGGGGAAGATGTGGAGTTAGTACTGACACAAGTTGACCTTGAATTGATTCTTGAACAGTACAACGTGACTTATATTGAATACATAGATGGTTATATGTTCAAATCAGACACAGGAATGTTTGACAGTTATATCAACCATTGGATGAGGATGAAAGAAGAGGCAACACGGACAGGTAACAAGGGTTTGCGTTCGATTGCAAAATTACTACTTAATAATCTGTATGGAAAGTTCGGCACAAATCCAAAATTGCAAAGTAAAATACCAGTATATTTAGGTGGGAAAGTTGGCTTTGTACTGTCCGATATAACCTACCGTGACCCCGTATATACACCAGTAGCCACGTTTGTAACTGCATACGCCCGTGCTTATACCATTCGTTCGGCTCAAAAAGTAGGACTGAAACACTTGCTTTATTCTGATACCGATTCCATACATTGCAAAAAAGGTGCTGACGTGTCAAGTTTAGAAATACACGACACAAAACTTGGGGCATGGGCACATGAAAGCCATTTTGAAAAAGCGAAATTTTTGCGCTCAAAATGTTATCTTGAACAGATTGACGGAAAGTTATGTCCAACCGTTGCGGGTATGCCCGATTCTTGCTACGAGAATGTTAATTTTGAAAACTTTTGTTTAGGTTCGGAATTTAGCGGAAAACTACGAATGAAAAGGGTTGAGGGCGGCATTGTATTAGTTGACACGCCATTCACAATAAAACTATGATGTTCATAAATTGTTTACAATTATGTTCATATTTTATACATATTTATATGATATTGTATAAGCAAGGGTTGAAAGGCATGCGGACAATTCCAAATTGTCAAGGTGGAGAGCCTTTGGGATTGTCGCACGGTGACACGTGGCGTGCCTACCCGAAATAAAAAAAGAAAGGAGCGAAAAATTTTGAGTGAGTCCATGTTTTATGATGTTAAAACCGTAAATCAATACAATTGTTTGTTCAACTTCCTACACGGCGCACGTGGAATCGGAAAAAGTTTTTCGCTCAAAAAATTGTTTGTAGAAAGTTTTCTTGCGGATGGTTCACAATTTTACTACTTGCGTAGATACCGTGAGGACTTGACAAAAAGCAGCAAAGGTTTCTTTGATTCGCTACAGGAGCAAGGACTTTTTGAAGATATAGTTTTCACCAAAGACGGAGGTAAAAATGGCGGTACTTTTTACGCAAACAAAGAACCGATTGGGTTTTATGGGGCTTTGACAAGGGGAAAAGGCGTCGAATTGCCAAAAGTAAAATACATCAATTATGATGAATACCTCATCGACAAAAGTGACCAGTATCATGGTTATTTGAGGGATGAAGTTACACAGTTTTTAGAGTTTTATGAGAGCATTGCTCGTATGCGAAACGTAATCGTATATTTTACAAGTAACAATACAGATGGATATAGTCCATATTTTGATTATTTTAAGTTAAAAAAACCTATGAAAAAGAATGGCATATGGTGTCAAAATGACTTACTATACCAAGAAATAAAGACGAGTGCCGAATACATACAAACAAAATACGATACACGTTTTGGAAGTATTATCAAGGGAACAAGGTATGGAAAATACGCAGTTGAAAACGAAAATTTACACATCACGGATGATTTTTTGAAAAAGAAACCGTCAACGGCAAAGTGCACGTTTAACTTGCAAATTGGAAAAAATGTGTGTGGTGTTTATTTTGATTACTGCAAAGGAGAAGTATTTTTCTCTTGCAATGGAAATAAAAACATGATAACATATACAGTAGTGAAAGCAGACCACACACCGAATAATATATTGGTTCGTGGTGGAAAATGCTATCACTTATCAGAATTAAAAAAGGCTTTTGCATTTAATCAACTTTTTTTTGATTCGCCGAAAGCCAAAAATTTATTTGAAAGAATTGAACATCTGCTATAACATAGCAGAGTTCAAATATAAAAAATAAGAAAGGAGATATAAAAAAATGGCAGAAGAAAACAAAACAGAAAAAGCCTATTCAGAAGATGAACTTTTGAAAAAAGTCGGAGAAATTCTCACGAAAAAAGACGATGAGGGATTCTTGACGGAAGTTGTGTCAGAAATCACCGATAAAATCCACGAATTAAGCGGAAAAATCGTTGACCGTGACGATGAAATTAAAGACTTGAAAGAGGACATTGAAAGTTTGCGGAATGCAAATATGGCACTTTTGCGAAAACAGGGCGCAAGAGTGGAAGAAAAAGAAGAAAGGAAAAGTGAGTTTGTGGCGGACGATGAAAAGGAAGAATCAGACGAGGAAATTCTTGAAAAGTCCGTCGCGGAGTACATCTAAAAGAAAGGAGAAAGAGAAATGGGAAACAGTACAACATCTAAAACAACCAGAGCCGTAAACATGGCGAACACGGTTAGAACCCTCGCGGGTGATGATTTTGCGAGTGCCGTTCCAGTGGCGACACGCTCAAACATTTCCAGTTATGCCACGCCAATCTTGGAAATTTCCTCATTGCGGAATATGTTCGTAAACACGCTTGTTCAGAGAATTGGCTTTGAATTTATCCACAACAAAAGATACAACAACCCGCTTGCGAGATTCAAGAAAGGTAGTACGCCGTTAGGCGGAATCGTAGAAGAAATCGGGACAAACCCCGTAGAATCACAGGGATTTAGTTCAGACGGCTATATCAGAACGCCCGATGGACAGGTATTGACCCCACTGAATCGGAGAACACCCGACACGAAAGTATTATACCACAGCATTAACCGTGAGGACCAATACCCAATCTCTATCAGTCGTCAGCAGTTGCAGACTGCTTTTTTATCATGGGAAAAACTGGATGATTTTATTTCGGCTGTTATGTCTGCAATGTATAGCGGAGATACGATTGATGAATTTATCTACACAAAAAACTTGATTGACGCTGGTGTTACGAAGGACATGCTTGTTACACAGACGATTGCAAACCCGACAACGTCAAAGGATAACGCCGAAAAATTTGTGATTGCCGTCAACACAACATCAGCGAAAATGTGCTACCCATCAACAAAATACAATCGCTATATTGAACAGGAGGGCGCAGAGGGTAAAGCATACAAAACATGGAGTGATAAAGACAGGCAAGTTATTATAATGCGAGCAGACGTGCTGCAGTCAATCAATGTCACGGTTTTAGCTCAGGCGTTCAACATGACACAGGCAGACTTTAGAAACTCTGTGGTAGAAATTGACGAGTTTGACAATCCCGCTATTCTTGCAGTAGTGTGCGACGAATCTCTTTTACAGATTTATGATAACTTGTTTGAGGTATCCGAACAACAGAACGCACAGGGACTTTTCTTTACCTATTTCTTGACGCATTTTGAAACGCTGTCATTGTCTATGTTGTCAAATGCCGTTGTTTTTTTGGATGAATCTTATGTGAAACATACCATCACGGCAACCGTTGACCCAGTAACAGAGGGATACGGCTTGGAAGTACAGAACAGTGGTTATAATGGTGAAACCGTTACATACAAAGTTACGGCAGTTGACCTGAGCAAAGTAACGATTGCATACACAGGACTTGGAGGAGAACCACCGAAAACCGTTGTTAACGGTGGATTGTATTCATTCACAATGGGTAATGAGGACGCAACCATTAAAATGACAATTACTGAATAATGTTTCACGTGAAACATCGAAAGGAGAAAAAACTATGGCAGATTTTGAGCCGACAACTGATATAAAACTACTTGCCGTTCCGCTTGCGAACGATGGCGAAAGTACCTTGACTTTTTCGAGCAAGTCGGCACAATCTGCCTATTTTTCGTCAAAAGTAGTCGGAAGTTTTTCCAAGGGTGATTTTACATATCAGCGGAAAGACAACACAATGCGTGTGCCTTGGAACGCCGAAAAAATATTTAACGTCAATTACTGTATGTATAAAAATACCAATTTTGGTGACAAGTGGTTTTATGCGTTTATCAATCGTGTTGAGTATGTCGCTCCTAATTGTACAAAATTGTACTTGCAAACGGATGTGTGGCAAACATGGTTTTTTGACATAACATATGGGCAGTGTTTTGTCGAGCGTGAGCATGTTAAAAGTGACAAAATAGGCGAACATACGATTCCCGAAAGTGTTACGCCAAGTGAATATAATTTACAAAAGATAGGGATTGACGAATCACCGTACCAAATCGGCGGTTATGTTGTTGGAACGCTTTATGATATTGATTCTACCGTCGGAAATCCACAAAAGGTAGGCGGACGAAAAGCCAACGGTGTATATTTCCCTTGCGATGTCCTATTTTTTCCAAATACAGATACAGGCATATCGCAGTTACAAGCAAGACTTGAGGTTATCAACGATGAGTTAAGTGGTGGAATTGTTTTTGTGTCTTGTATTCCAAAATTGGCTAGCGACAAATTAACGGCAACCGATAGCCGAGTGACAACAACGACATACAGTACCTTTGATAACATAAGTGTACGCGTGAAACACACTAATATCAGCGGTTATGTGCCGAAAAACAATAAATGTTACACATACCCATATCATTATTTAGTGTGTAGCAACTCTGCAAACAGTGGTTCGGAATTGTGTTTTGAAAATTTCAAAAACATTTCTGATATTACCTTTACGGCTTACGCACATATTACAGAAAACAACTGTATACAGTTTGTTCCCGTCAATTATGAAGTTGGAACAAGCACAGGAGATAACCCCGATTTTGGGTTTAACTCTCAAACATATCCCGAATTGCCATATACAACAAATCAGAACGCCTACTACCGCCAACAGGAAATGAATTTGCGCAACCAAAACATGAACAGAATTATGTCACAAACACGCGGAACAGTTGGTGGCATATTGACAGGTGGGGCGTCTTTGCTTGGAATGTCAATGCAAGGTGAGGGAACAGGTTCGGACATTGCGAGTTATGGAACATCACAGGTTAGCGGTATTGATTCGCTATATACAAACGTCAAAAGTGCAGAAATGGCCGAACAAAATCTTGAGAAAATGCACCAAATGACCGCCCCGAATGTTAGCGGAATCGGTGGCGCAAGTGATATATCCGTAGTCAATGGAAATATTGCACCGAGATTTTATATTAAAAATGCAAAGAAAGACCAAATAAAGGCTATTGACCAGTTTTTCAGCGCTTTTGGTTACCAAGTGAATCAGTTGAAAAAGCCAAACATAACAGGACGCCCGAATTGGAATTATGTGCGGTGCAGCCAGGCAAATGTATATGCAGATATACCGCAAGAGGACTTGGCAAAAATTAAACGTGACCTTGTAAATGGGATAACTTTTTGGCACAATCCTAACACAATTTATGATTATTCACAAGGAAATGAGGTGAGTTAGTTGAGAAGAAAAAAAGACAAGAACAAGGAGCAAGCACAACGCTGGCAAGTCATTTATTCGTTTTATTTTGCGTGGCTTAAAAATATAGCAATGTCAATCTTTGAGTGGAAATTACCCGATAGCATGAATGACCGATTTTTAGAGTTGGCATTCTTCGAAGATGGGCGTGCTTTGGCATATGTTAAAGACGGGGCGCTTATCAACACTCGGGCAAATCCGTCAAATAACATGGATATGTATAATTATTTTACAGGATACACTGGTTATAACATAGTTTTTTCCGACTATGTGGACGCTGATAATTGTGTTTATGGATTGAACAATCCTGTAACAATGCCTACTTTTGATGTTTGCGACATGTTTGCAACACGACTACAAAAATTGGAAATGGGAATATGGAGCAATGTAGATTTACAAAAATTTCCGATTATGGTATCCGCTCCCGAAAGTCAAAAGTTATCCGTCAAGAATTTGATGGAACAATTTGAGGGCGGTTTACCTTTTCTGTATACCTATCGAAATTTTGAGGATTTGAACCAAGTGAAATGTTTTGATATGAAAGTGCCGCAAATTTTCGATAAGTTGTATGAATTAAAACAGAAAACACTGAATGAATTTCTTGAATTTTTAGGCGTAACAACACCAAAAGAAAAGAAAGAAAGGCTTTTGAGTGGAGAAATCATGGCGAACAATTCAAAGGTTGGAATCAGCGGAGCAAGTTTTTTGTGGCAAAGACAAGAATTTGCTAGGAAAATCAATGAAAAATTTAGCGCATACCTAGCAGAGCCGATTGAGGTGCGTGTTAGAGATTATAGCGAAATTTTACATCTTGCGGAAAGTGAGGAAATGGATGGAACAAGTTTCGGATTGGATTCATCGGGTGTGTAACCCATTATCAGTAGTTGGAGGTTTTTTAGGTATTTTAATCAATAGAATTTTTGGAAAGGTTGACAATTCACTTATCATCCTTTTGATACTTATGTCAATGGACATGATATGTGGAATTTTGGTTAATGGTATTTATTTCAAAAAGTTATCTTCCTCAATATGTTGGAAAGGATTGATAAAAAAATGTGTGTCCATTATGTTGATTGGATTATCCTACCAAATTGACCAAATGACAGGACAAGAAAGTTTTCGAGCCTTTATCATTATTTTCTTTTCAATCAACGAAAGTATTTCCATTTTGGAAATATGCGGAAAAATTATTCCAATTCCTAAAAAATTAAAAAACTGCTTATACCAGTTACGGAAAGGAGTCGAAGAAGATGAGAAAAATACTTGCAAATAAGAAAAGATGGCACGGAAAAAGAAAACGAAAAACAATTAAGGGAATTGTTATACACTACACGGGTAATAAGGGTGATACGGCTAACAATAATTGCGATTATTTCAAAAACCCTCCATCATTGACAAAAAAGAGTAGCACAGGCGCACACTTTTTTATATCGTCAAATGGTGAAACAATTAAGTCCATTCCCATGAATCAAATTGCCTACGCCGTGGGCGGTGCCAGACAGAGCGCAAAGGGTGGAAGATATTACAAACGCTTGACGAATGAAAACACTGTCAGCATTGAATTATGTAACGCAGTAAACGCCTATACGGACGCACAAGTGCGAGCCGTTCGGAAAACGATTAAATATATACGCCGATACTGCAAAAATGCAAAAATTGTTTGCTATCATTTTGACGTAAACGGAAAGAATTGTCCGCCATGGGGTGGTAAACGCCTAGGTAAAGAATTTCTTGCAGAAATTGGAGAGTGATATTTATGGCTTTTGTAACGCCCCAGTTACGGCGTGTGTTAGATATGGGTTATGATTTAGGCTTAAAGAATTACCCTATTTTTTCTGAATCGCACCGCCGAGAGTTAAACGAAAAAATTGTAAATCATTTTCGTTATCGTGAAATTGGATATGAAACAGTTACACAATTTATTTTCGCGCTAAACCGAAAAATGTTTGAAATCATGCCGTTTTACAACCAGTTATATGAATCGGAAGAACTGGAAATATCGGCATTGACAAATTATAGTTATGACGAAATCAGCAAAAAGACAGGTAATGACCTTTTAGAAAAAACTGGAGAAGATTCTAGCAAACAAAGTGGAAACACAGAACGCAAAGACACAGGAACGCAGACAAACGAACAAAGCGGAACAGACAAGCAAACATTTGAGGACGTGAAGAACAAAACAACATACGGAAGTAGTGAAAATGAAAACACTACAACCACAAGTGATGTAAAGCACGGACAGACAACAACAACGAAGGGAACTGACACAAACAAGAGGGTGCATAGCGATACACCACAAGGAATGTTATCCGCTAACTTTCCCGAATCCGCAAATTACGCAAGTGACGCAGACGTTGCGAAAAATACCAACGCTAGCACAGTGTCACAAGGTGGAACAGATTCAACCAGTGGAACGGTTAAAGGGTTGAAAGGTAGGACAGGCTCGGACGAATCTGTGCAGAGTGGTGACATTGTAACAACGCACGACACACAAGGAAAGTTGACAAACGACTTGACAAGCAAGAACGAGTTTAATACAGACAACACAATCACGTACGGTAGTAACGCAAAGCAGAATTACGACAACCAGTTATCAACAAACAAGCAAGGTTACCAAGGAATTTCACCAAGTGAATTATTACAAATATATCGAGAAACTTTTTTGAATATTGATATGCTTGTAATTTCAGAATTGGAAGAATTGTTTATCAGTATTTTCTAAAATGTTTCACGTGAAACATTAGAAAGGAGTGAAAAAAATTGACTTTTATAAGACCAACACCGCCGTTATACAACTTGCCATCTTACTATAGTGAATGTGAATCATACGAAGAACAGTTACAATGGCTACTGAATCAGTTGCAGACCTTACAAGCAGATGTTGACAATCTGAAAAAAGATACGAATGACTACACGGATGAGGAAATCAAAAAATTGTTTGGCTTGTTATCGCAAAGAATCAGCAATTTGGCGGACTATGTAAACGGTGAAATTGCAGAGTTAAAAAGTTATGTCGACGCAGAAAACAAAAAAGTTTCTGACAAGGTAGACGGAATGAAACTTTATGTTGATGAGAAAACGGCGAACGCGAAAAAATATGTGGATTCTGAAATACTTAAAATTCATGTCATACTAGATGAAGTGGAAAACCGTTTACATCTTGAAATCGTGCAAGGCGACGAAACAACAAAAGATTTTGCTAGAATTTACACAGAAAAAGCAAGACTTGAATTATTAGAAAAAATCAATGTCTTGTCAATAAGGGTTGACAACATAACAAAAGAATTTCCGTTAGTTTACAACCCAACTCAAGGAAAACAGACCGATTTGCAAAAGACAATCAATGACTTGTATCTTTATTTAAGGGTGCACGGTATCACGTGCTTTGTGTTTGATTCTTTGCAAATTACCGTTGCGGAATTTGACGCTATGAAAATTTTAGTGCGAAATTTTGATATTCACGGTTCTGAAATTTTTGAAACATGGGAAAAAGAAACGGCGTTTAGTCCGTGGACAGGGAAAAAGATAAGCTTGAAAGAATTATGTTATCAGCTTGTAGAGAAAATCAACATGAATTACAAGACTGCAAAAGAATATGATGACAGGGGAATTACTGCTAGTGACTATGACGGCGGTAAAACAACGGCTTATGATTTTGATTGGACAAAAAGAATACTGCCGATTGATGTTATACCGATAGATATGTTGGATAAATTCTTGCACACGTCCGAATTGATTTACAATACTGATATTATGTCGGACATGGGCAGTACAGTTGATATTACAACGGATAAGGAGTTTGAAAAGTTTTTACTTGCTTATACTGATAAAAATGCAAATTTATGTTATTTATTATGTGATGCTGCTATCGGAAAGTTGTCATTTACGGACACAGTCGACAACACACTGACGCAAGTTTCAAGAAACTTTTCTATCACGAAAACGGAAACAGGCTATCAGATTAGCACAGAAAATTGCGTTGTGTTTAATGCTGATAGCAAGGAAACAACATTCGCACCTAACTTTTTACTTATCAAAAAATTGTACGGAGTGAAAAGTTATAACAATTTGACAGAAATCGGAAAGGAGATGTGATATAATGCTTTACACACCAAATTACAATTTGCCTATTTATGAGGCAAGTGACATTGCAAATTACCTTGACACCTATAACAACACGATAACCGAAATTGACACGGCTATTCACAACGTGCAGACAAAAGCGGAAAGCGGAGAATTACACGGAGAAGAACTTGACAGAGAAATTGAAAGTCTGACGTCAAGAGTATCGACGCTTGAAACATCTTTATCAAGTACCATTGAAAACCTTTCCGCACTTTCAATAACCGTGAGTGGACACACGGGCGAGATAGCAAAAGTAAAAGAAGATTTACTGGCACAGAATACGGCAGTAAAAACATTGTCGAATAATCTTTCGGATTTAGGTACACGGTTTACATCGTTCGCAACAGGACAGGAACACTTTAACAATGAAATTTCCGCTAGGGTTGGAAATAGGTTTTTCAAGACATATAAATACAGTATTGCGTCAAGTCCAAGCAAAGAACAGTACACGGCAGATTTTACCATTGAAACAGGACTTGAAAATGATGAAAATTTCACAAAATCCCACGTCATGCTTGAGTTTATGCAAACAATGGCAGATGAGAAAAAAGCAAGTGCCATCTTTAATAGGGCATTTACAACGGTCGAAAGTGCTTACAATTACACCATAGACGGTATTCGATATAACGTACGAATCAATTTTAATTCTTCCACTGGTAGTATTGGAATTCGTATTACGGGACAGAAACAAGAGGCAACAGGGTTATTATTTGCCAACGCAATTGTTTATACAGACTAGAAAGGAGACTGTTATCATGAATTACACAACAAATTATAGAATTCCTCTTTATGAGTACAATGACCCAACGTCATATCTTACAACGTATAACGAAACGATGGAATTGATTGATGAATCCTTACACGCTTTAGCGTTAAAAGTTGCAAACGGAGAAGTAAATGACCGCCAAGTCACTGCTGAAATTTCTGCTATTAAGGGCAGACTTGACACGGCAGAGAATACAATAAACACTCTTAAAGCGGAACTTGCAACCACCAACGGAAGAGTTTCGGAAAATGCCGAGGATATTTCAACTTTAGAAACACAGTTAATCGAACAGGGAACGTCAATTAAATCTTTGCTTGCTAGGGTGTCAGCATTGGAAACATCTCTCGAGAGTTTTAAGTCAGCACAGGAACAGAAAAATAACGCTTATGAGGATTCGTTGAGCGGATTGTCAGAACGGTTGAGTAATTTTACAAAAAAACAGGAGTTGAAAAACACTGAATTTACAAGTGAGATTGGACAGAATACGACTAACATTGAAAAAATACTGAAAGCATTGAAACCCTAAAGCGTGGAACAAATGTGTTGGTGAATTTCAAAAATGTTGACGCAACAAATGTCGGAAGTGCCATGCAAGCAGATTTACAAACAAACAGGGAAAATGCAGAACTTGAATTGAATAAATGGCAGAACGCACAAGTTTGTGCCAATATTACGGTACGGGACAACACGAATACCGTAATTTGTAAATGTTCTCCAGTTTTTTCAAGAAATCTAGGCACAGAAAATACAGAGGATTTTGATTTTGCAGACGCACATAACCCTAGCGATGATGTTTTCAGCTTGCAAACACGGTTAAGGTTTGACGACACAACACAGAACGTATCTCTATTGTGTTCACTTACTAACATTGAATCTATATCAAGTGCTACATTTTCAATCGCATTGTTCTTAATCGTTTAATTGTAATATTGAACCGCCCTACTTTATTAGGTAGGGCGGTTTTTTCTATTTATCCATAGAATATTTACCGAAATAATATGCTACGCCAATCATTAAATACAAATCATTTTACCTCCTAATTTTTTATATTTCTCAAACACTTCTTCACATCTTGCTTTATCACTACTCCAAAAAATCATATGCCATGCTTCAATCCATTCTACATTTTCAAAATATTTGTATTTTTCTTGAATTTCCCATCGCCTATTCCAATGATTTCCAATACCTTCAACCATTCTGTACTCTTTTAAGTCCATTTCTTCACATCCTTTTCAATTCTTTCAGCCGTGGCTTTTGTGCCGTCACCGATTAACCTGTCATCTGATTGATAATACCAACCATAAATATATTCATTATCAACATATACTATCATAATATCGCCACCTTTCTAAATTGTCTCACATACAACATTAACCCACATCTTATCATGTGTAATATTTATTACTTTACAATCAGTATTACAATACATTCTATAGGTGCATATACTTTCTTCATCGCCCTTGTTATAATCTTCTAATTCATAGTCGCTCATGCGGTTATTTTTATTATCAATTACAGTAAAAATAACTCTGCCGTTGTATTCACTTTCGTACTTTTCGACTATTGCCCCAAATTTCATTTTCCATGTTTTAATCTTCATAACCATTCACCACTCACACCGTTCTAAGTGTGCCTTTCTTTATTTGATATACTT